TGTATGTTTTTCATGCTACAATTTTTTCAATATTGAAGATATCTTCAATATTATCATATGGACATTCATGAACCAATCCATTGAAACTGTAATCATATAAATATGAATTTATATTACCCATGGGAAAAGATTTTTCTGGAATTATGTTATTATGAATGTTATAACCAAATACTTCAGGTTGTGTTCCGACCCACATCACAGTTGATGGAAGATTCATTGCAGCGGCAGCATGTTGTAGAGATGAATCAATTAAAATTCTTTTCTGTGAAAATTCCATCATTGCACATAAAATCTTTTTGTTTAAGAATTGATCAAGTCTAACCACATTCTGTAATGAGGGATGGTGGGGGTAACAGATATGTAAAATTGTGTATTTTTCTTTGAAATGATTGACTATATCTTGAGCTATTTTCGGATGAATATCTCTCATCCAAGAATATGGGATATCTTGATTTTGCGGACCACCAAAAGGTTGAAATATTAATAATGGTTTATCGGTATTCGGTAAAAATTTGTAAGCCATCTCTTTTTCGCGGAAATTAAAATTGATGTTCGGTAACTGCTTATCAAATTCAACGTCAAGCATACCACACCAAGATTCAATTACGTGTAATTTTTTGGTAATGTGGTTTGTTGTTTTATATGGATCATGTGCAAAAATATCAATATTTTTATTATAGATATAATCTTCGTAAAAATATGGTGTGCTACCCATTAAAAAAGATCTTTTGATATTAAAATCATTTTTAAATAATTCGGGATAAGCAGTAGTGACAATTATATCAGTATCTGGGTTAGATTTTTTATAAGATCTGATTACTGCGGTTGCAGCTATATTTTTCCCCAAACCACCTTCAATATGGAACAGCGCGTTTTTCAACATGCGTAGATTTAATTAACTTTGTGATTAAATCAATGCTATTTTTTTAATCACACCATTAATATTTACTACTAGGCATGTACCACCGTTTGTAGTTGATAGTGGGTATGTTGCCGACCCCAATGCTAATTGATTGTGGCTTGTTGGGATAGCACACGATCCAAGAGCGATGGATGCTGATAAAGATGCGTTTAGACCAGATCTATATCCTATAAAAATTGAGTGACAAGCATTAAAAGCACCACTACCAGCACTCTGCCCTAAGAAATTAGAACCACTTGCATTTGTAGCACCACTACCAGCACTCTGCCCTAAGAAATTAGAATTACTTGCATTTGTAGCACCATTACCAGCACTATTACCTAAGAAATTGGAAACACATGCATTTGTAGCACCACAACCAGCATTGTTACCTAAGAAATTAGAATTACTTGCATTTGTAGCACCATTACCAGCATTATTACCTAAGAAATTAGAATTACTTGCATTTGTAGCACCATTACCAGCATTATTACCTAAGAAATTAGAGTTACTTGCATATGTAGCACCATTACCAGCATTATAACCTAAGAAATTAGAGTTACTTGCACTCGAAGCGGCATTACCAGCATTATTACCTAAGAAATTGGAATAACAAGCATATGAGCCACCGTAACTACTACCAGCACCACTACCTAAGAAATTAGAACCACTTGCACACGTAGCACCATCACCAGCATTATAACCTAAGAAATTAGAGTTACTTGCATATGTAGCACCACAACCAGCATTGTTACCTAAGAAATTAGAATTGAAAGCATCTGTAGCACCAGAACCAGCCTGATACCCTAAGAAATTAGAACTGCAAGCATCTGTAGCACCAGAACCAGCATTATCACCTAAGAAATTAGAACTGGAAGCATTTGCAGCATTATTACCAGCTTTATAACCTAAGAAATTAGAATTATTTGCACCTGTAGCACCATAACCAGCACTCTGCCCTAAGAAATTAGACTTACTTGCATATGTAGCACTACTACCAGCACAATTACCTAAGAAATTAGAATTACTTGCACTCGTAGCACTACTACCAGCACTATAACCTAAGAAATTAGAATTACTTGCACTCGTAGCACCATTACCAGCACTATTACCTAAGAAATTAGAACCACTTGCACTCGTAGCACCATTACCAGCACCATTACCCAAGAAATTAGAACTACTTGCATTCGTAGCACTCTGACCAGCACAATTACCCAAGAAATTGGAACCACTTGCACCTGTAGCACTCCGACCAGCACTTTTGCCTACAAAAAAGCTACCTGCGCGTGTTGCGCTAATAGGTAAACTACCTATGTTGATCGCACTTGTAGCAAAAGTTTGAGTCGTTGAGAAATTATTATCAACGTTCACTTTCGCGTAATTAGCAGAATTAGCACGGAAAGTAGTCGCAGTGCTTTGCCAGTTGGATGATAAGCTACGAACTGTGGTTGCAGAACTTTGCCAGTCAGAGGATAAGCTACGAACTGTGGTTGCAGAACTTTGCCAGTCAGAGGATAAGCTACGAACTGTGGTGTCCGTATAATTTTTGATAGAGCTTAAAGGAGTATTGTATGTTACCCCCTTTTGATTCAAAATAAAAGTCTCACCACCAGATAGGGGTGTTGTTGCTGGATCATATTGGGAAATCTTAGGCATGTGATTATTTAGTCATCAATTAAATAATAATGTGAGTATTAAAATATCATCTCTTCAAAAGTCAAAAGCACAAAAAAATGCAAGTTCTTCTGGATATTTGTATAAAGATGTCAATTTTGACCTCAAACCAGCTTATTCTTACAATAATCAATTGAATAGAAAAGAAAATTTGAAGGATATTCAAGCTATATTCGACGTTGAAGCGATTAAAAATAGTATTGTTAATTGTTTCTTGACTGCACCTGGTCAAAAGATATTGAATCCTACCTTTGGTATCGATCTGAGAAGATTTCTGTTTGAACCTGTGGATGATTATACCTCGGAAATCATCGAAGATGACATCTCAAGAAGATTACCTCTTTTAGAACCAAGAATTACAGTGACAGATGTTTCAGTAATTGCTGATCCCGATGCACAGGAATATCGAATTTTTCTACAAATCAATATTCCATCTTTAGATGTGGAAGGTTTGAGTATTAAATCAAAATTAAACACCATCGGTTACACTATCCTCTAAATAATAAAAAATGAAAGAATCTATTGAATATAATTTACCAAAAAATGCTTACATCAATTTTGATGCGCTTTCTCTCAAAGATTTCATCATTCAAAAATTGAATGAAAATTCTAATTTCACTGATCAGAATTATGAAGGGAGTAATTTAGCTTCTTTTATTGATATTATTGCTTTTAGTTACCATGTTTTACTGTTTTATTTGAACCAGACAGCTTCGGAGAGTATGTTTTCTCAAGCTACGATTTATGAGAATATTAACAAAATTGTAAATTTGGTTGGGTATAAACCTACTGGTAAACAAACATCTCTAGTTCCTGTGTCATGTGTGGCGAGTAATTCTTTGGGTGTGGGTAATTACACATTAAGAAAATATGGATATTTCTTGATTGATAAAATCCAATACACAATATTGGAAGATTTTAATTTTGAAAAATCAGTTACTGGTTCACAGGATATTGATAGCATTAAAAATAATTTAATCCTTTATCAAGGTACAGTTGGGGAATACCCAATATACACTGCAAATGGCGATGAGTTTGAAACTCTTCCGATTGTAGTAGTTAATAGAGTTGATACCAATGATACAAGATTTATTTCCGATGGAACTGTCAGTGTGTATGTCAAAGAAAAGAGTGATGGTAAATGGTATGAATATCAAGAATTGGATAATATTTTCCTCGCTAAAAACGATGATCGTTACTACAGTGTTCGTCTAAACGATTCAGGATTTTATGAAGTCAAATTCGGTAATGGTATTTTCGGTAAAAAAATTGAATCTGGTGATGAAGTCGCAATTTATTACATCCTGAGTGATAACCTCAATGGTATTATCAGTAAAGGTGCTATCAATGGTAACAAATTGTTCAATTTTAACTCCACTAGATTTACTCAAATCTATAATGATACTACAAATTCCAACAGTGAAAATGTAATTGATTCTGTAAACAATTCGTTTCTGTTTTTCACCAATACAGACAATTCCACTGCTATATCGGAAGCAGAAAGTGTCGAGCAAATCAAAAACAACGTTCCCAAATATTTAAATTCTCAAATAAAATTGGTAACTGAGGATGATTATGATACTTTCTTGAACAAAGAGATATCAAATATCATTTCTTCTGTCAAGACTGTCAATAACAAAATTTTTATTGATAGTTACATTGATTATTTCTACAAAATCTGTGTTGATCCCAATAAATCAAACAGAGTGATCATAAATCAAGTAAATTTTGCAGATTCTTGCGACTTCAATAATGTAAACGTGTTTTGCGTTCCTAAATTTAGTCTAAAAGATGATGGCGCATATCCACCTTTTCTATCAAATAGTTTGAAAAATTTAATCATTGAAAAAACAAAAGATAGAAAAATTTTAAGTCATGAAGTAGTTCCTCGTGATCCAATTTATGTCGCTTTCGATATTGGATATACCAATGGTGTTGCTAATAAAAGTGTCTTAAATACAAGCAAATTGGAAATTGTTCGTAAAAACGACTCTAAAACAAATCCTGAAAATTTGAAAAAGAAAGTTGGCGATATTATCTTATCATTTTTCGATAGTTCAAGAAATGTTTTAGGTCAAAAGTTAGATATTTCATCGCTGACATCGGACATATTAAATTTAGAAGGAGTCGCCAATATAAGAACAAGAAATGGTAATGAGATTTTCAATGGTATTTCATTTGTATCATGGAATGCTATTTATGAAGACGTTGATGATCTTATTATCAATCAAACGACAACATTACCATTCTTCAAATTCCCTTATTTCTTCAATCCTCAATCAATATATCAAAAAATTTCAATAGTAAATGAGTAATTACCAACAATTTGATTTTAAAATCATTGATTATAAAAATGAACAAGTTCTTAGTGCATATGCTCTAAAAGAAACACCATTAACATTTATACCGAATGTTGAGAATTTATTTTATATTAGAGTATTGTGGGATTTTGGTGATGGAACATATTCCACATCATTAACGGCTAACAAATATTATGACAAGGCTGGGAAATATGACACCAATCTAACAATTTTCGATTGCTATTCAAACGCTATCATATCAAATACGATCAAAACAGTTAATATCAAAGACTATTTGGTAAACACCTTTAAAATAGACTTTGAAGATGCATCGTATTATGACAATATTATATGGAAAAATGGAAAGATATCAGGTCCTTTAATTGCTTCGGCAACTTACCCAAGTAATGTCACTCCTTCCACCATATTCTACAGAATAAGCGGAAGTGGTAGTGAGTATTATTTCCAAGATACTCCAGATAAATTCAGACATTTAAGAAACACATATTCTTTTTTCGAAAAGATATACAATCAGACAAAAAAGCAATATGAATATATCGAGATTGATAAAATTGAAATAGATACAGTTCCAGTATATGCTAAGGTATCAAATAATAACATTATACTAACTAATTCTACAGATGTATCAGCGTTTTATGTTGGTCTATCAGGTAATAAGCAAGTTTATTTCAAAGACGATAGTGTCAACAAATTGCAAATCGATCTTTTCTTTGATAAAAGAAACAATAACATATGGGATAATAATTTGAAAGTGTCTCTATCTGCTAATATTATTCAAAACAATGAAGTAGATAATTTTAGTGTCACATCAAATGGTATGGATGGCGAATTTTATGCTGAAAATTCTTTCAATATAGATTCTCAAAAGTTTTCAAACGTTGATATTCCCTTTGTCATCAAAGTTAAAGATTCAGAACACTTTACAGTTAAGAATTTTAAACCTCTTTCTGCTTCAAACTTGGTATATACGGTGTTATCTTCAAACGAAGTTATTTCATCTCAATATTATACAATATCAGCTAAAGATTCTTTCAGTGGTGCAATAAGAAATACCATACGTTTCACATCGCCAAACAAAATAAATGATGTTAAAATCACGGTATCTGGATCAGTATCATCTGTCCAAGGTAGCGCATACTCTTTGAATGGTGAGACATCTGTATTTGATGTTTATCCACAGAATTTCTTAACAATTGAGAAAAAGAATGAGAGTTACGATGCCACTGAAATGTTTAAGGATTTACGATTCCAAGAATTTCTTTTGGATGATAGTATGCTGTTTGATGAATTTATTGGGTCTATATTTGGAACATTGACTTCATCTTATGATACTCTTGGTAAGAAAATATACGAAAAAATAACAAATTTTGTTCAAAATATTCAAGATGTTGATAGGAATGAGATATTCCCATTAATTTCACAAATGAAAATGCTGAATACATCGAATAATGTGTTTGAAGACAATTCTTTCACTTATCCAGAAAAAATTAAAAGAATTTTGGATCTTTTTTCCATCAGCAACAATAAATTGTTGGGTATTGATAACAAATTCAAAGAAAATTTCGATTTGAGAGGATATTCATCTAAGAGTGTATACGGTATCAATCTTGGAGATCAGATAAACACGAATACTTATGTGGTATCTGCTGGAACTCCTATTGTAGCACTTGAAAAATTTAGTAATAAATACTCTCTATTGAATACTGAGCAGCCTGTTGAATATACTACAAATACCGTCTATACATTATCATCCTACAATCAAAATTGGGGATGGCCGTTGGTATTACCTGATACTTTCCAATTTGAAGATGTGGAAAAATATTACTTATTTTTTGAATATGTCGATACTTTCGATAATACTCTGTATGATAACACTATAATCAAAGATAATACGTTATATGACATGTTATCGGGGGAAAACATCATTAGAGATAATGATAATGATCCGATTTTGGATGAAAACGGTAATTACATTTTCAGTGAATATGTCACACCGTCTTACAAAGACTTCACAATGGGAATTGTATTACGTGATACGCTTTATCAATCATTATCTTTGGTTAAATAATAAAAATGGAGAACGTATTAAACATCACACTTCCCAAGTCCATCACAAATCCAAATGTTGATATTATCAATGCTTTGGATTCGTCACAACCATTTTCTTTCTTAGAATTTATAAAAATAATAGAAGATTCAGTTGATAACTTGCAAAATGTTTACATTCAATACCTGAAAAAATGGAACAGAGTGAAAAGTGTGAAGGAATCGGAAGATTCTTTGACTATTATTGAGAGATATAGAGATTTTATAAAAGAAATAAATTTAAAATATTCTACAACAGATGAGCAAAAATTCTTATCACAATTGGATTTCAATGATCCGTTAGATTTAGAGGTAGCAATACCTTTTTACAGTCGAAAATTAATAGAGATTGCTAATTATTACAATAAAAAGAGAGAAGAAGCAAAATATCAAGTCACAAAGAAAAAGTTACTTGGTACCAATAATCTGTTGTCACAAGAGATAAGAAATAATATCATAAATTATTTGGAAAATGTTTCTGATGGTGAAATTTATTATGATATTCAACAAATCAAAGACGATATTGATATTGATATTGATGAATTGTATGATTCATACCCTTTGTATTTCAACCAAACTCCGAATGAAAAGATTTATGACAATAAAGATTTAGATTATGGATTTGATATATTCTTGAAAAATAATTCAGAAATTATTTCAGACGTGTTTTCGAATATGTCTAGTTCGGAATTAGGTATCAAAGAAATAAATGACCTTTTAGACAATAAAAGAAGACTAACGGAAAAATACATCGGTAGTGATTTTTATTATTTGTCCACTGGTTCAACTGTGAGTGATTTTGTATCTGGTCTAGCTATATTAGCAGATGATCCATCACAAAATTTTTTAAATGTTGATTATCCAACTACCGCATCAACAGACAGAAAAATCTTAATTTCAAAAGAAGATATTGGATATTTTCGACCCCATAAAACCTCGATAATCAATATTGATGGGAAAACACTTAGCTTTTCTTTCAATACTGAGAATCTAGAGCCAAATACTATTTATTATTTTCCTGATCCATCTATAAGAGGTGATAATGGTGATATTATCACGTTTATCAATGATAATGACTATGTTCGTAGAAATTTCACTTCTGGTAAATCGCAAATATTACCATCGAGTAAAAGAAATGACAGTAAATATTACGGATACATATCAAAAATCGAACCAAATTTTGATAAATACCTCGATAGATTGCCAAATATCGGTTATTTACAAGATTCTAAACGCGATATTTACAATAATTTATTCGGATTGTTTAAAGATGATAATAGCTTCACAAAAACTATTTCTACTTATGAATCTGCCCCGATATATTATCAGATATTGAATGGTCATACTTTTTATGACTATCTCTATGGTGAAGGCTTCAATTTCAATTATTCAACAGTTGATAATACCACATATGACTATACAAGTAGATCAGGACTAAGCACATTCACCAGTGGTTTTTCTAGTATCGATCTGTATTATCAAATATTCGGTGGAACTTTCGACAATAATCAATTTTATTATGAAAATGAATATCTTCCAAATTTTCAAACATTGGAAGGTTTGTTCATAATGGATGGAGACACGCCTTATATCGATGCTGCTTCGTCTGATTTGAGTTCTTTTGAATTGAGTGGTAATTTCTATTACTCAAGACTGATTGAGGGTGGTATTAACTCTTCTTTACCATTGAGACGAGCATTACGGGATTCCAGTTTCCCGACAATAACGGCGAACATGACTCAAAATATCTTTCCTAATGAATTAAGCACATTTATGATAGATGGTGCTTCGTTTGGTAGCGATTATCCAGATTTTTCTCCGACTCTATCTCAAATATATTACGATAATACTACTTTGAAATCGAGTGAATACGTATTATCATCAGCACCTGTTCAGAATCTTTATAATAGATTTAATTTGAATGGCAAATTGTATGTTAGGAACTCATATACAATGGAGATTTTACCTATTGAATCTGAATTGAGTTATTTGACAAGTGTTCTTCCGTTGTCAGTGTATACCGAATCGGTAAGTGCTGTCAAGAGATTTGATATTATTTCTGATATTCTCACAATTGAAACGGAAAACAACCTGATTATCATTAAATTGATTTTTGAAGATGGTGAATTTTCGACTCCGACCAAGCAAGTATACACAGTTCAACATAATGGGAATATTTCAAATAGATACAGTAAAGATGGTAACATTTATTTTACTACTATTGGAAGCTTGTCGAGTAATAATGTCGATTCCGTCTTTGTAAGACCTTCGATATTCAAATTCGACACTGAAAAACATACTTTGTTGGAATATGATGATTATTCCTTATCTCCAATAAAGGTCAATTCACCTTCAATATCCACATTTGAATCGCCTACATTGGCTTACAATCCAAAAAATGATAAATTCACCACATCATTCTTGATTAAGAATGCTCTGAATGAATTTGTTATGAGTGAAATGGATTTCAAAATGAATCCTTTGGAAATAATAAATATTTCACAATACAATCAAAAATGAATACCTCATATTTATCATTATCTTCGATTAACACATCCAATACAACAACATTACCTTTGGTGGTGTTGAATGACATAACAACCCTGAATGTTGTTTTGACTGGTGTTTCAGAAAAATTTTTACCTTGTTTTTTAAGAATAAATTGGGGTGATAATGTTGAGGATTTTTTTGAAAATGATGTCATGTTGAACATTTTTTCACCGATTAGTAGGTATTCGGAGGTATTGAATACCACTCATAGTCATGTGTATTACCCAAGTGTTTCTTCAACAAGTCAAAAATTATCGGCAAATTTTTACGTATCCTATTGTAATGGTGATATCTCCACTTTCACCGTTCCCATCAGTGTTGTTAATTATAATTATTCGCAAAGTATTGAAGATTTGACGTTGATAAACACCATTAGCAAATTTGATAAAAAAATACACCAATTTGTGACCAAAAATGGTGGGTATTTGATTGAGCTTGAAACACCATTCAATTAAATACTAATGTGGATACCTTTATAAGTAAAATATCATCCTGTAAAGCTCGTGAGTTCTCGTATAATGATGAGAATTTCACGCTCAATAAATTTGAAAGATACTATGATGGAGGGTATAAATTCAATTTTTATAACGCATTTTCCAACATCAGAGATGTCAAATATAAAAATTACAGCATTTTCTATTTGACTGATGAGCGTAAGCTGTCTGATATAACTTCCAATGATAAAAATGTTATAAAATTGGAAAAGTCTCTGACATTTTTAAAATTTGGAGAAATTTATTTAGAATTCAACCCAAAAGATACGAAGCAATTGGGATTATCTGGTATTTATACAAATTATGATTATTATGGAGATTATTCTTTCTTCAATATCACATCAGATTCGACCAATTTTATAATTGATTTGAAAGATTCGAATGTTTGCAACATTTACAAAATTTACAATTATAAAAAATATTATTTGACACAAGATTCTAATAACACTGTTAATTTTTACACTAGAAAATTAGGATTGTCTGGCATAGATTTCAATTACATTTACTCTAGCTCTAATAACTCGTTATGCCTATTCAGAAATGATGGATCTTGTAAGTTACTAACAAAACAAGGTAATACACTAACTTTGGTTCCGTTTACAAGTGCCAATAAAGTTTTGGCTCCTCTGAACAATATCAAAATTGATAAAAAAATCTATAATAATATTGACAACAATCAGAATTTTTCATTGGTTGGTTATGATGAGAGTAACACCATTCCAGATAATCTAATAGAAAAAGATTTATCTAACAATTATCTATTACATTCTGAAAACGATGATGTTGAGATCATCACTTTGAAAAACCAATTGACTCAGGAAGATATTTTCACATCTGGAAACACTTTGATATCTTCAAACAATTCTCCTTTCTACATGAAAGAGATGAGATCATATACATCGATTTTCAATGATATCGATAGTGAGAAAGATGAAAGTTTGTCTTTGAATTATGTATTCTACAATAAACCTTATATCATTAAAAGTGGTATAAATACGATTAAAGCTCCAAACGATCTAAATCCTTTCACAAAAATCAACATAAATGATACAAAATTTGCAGAATCAGGAGCATTTTCATATACAAATCCTTTGTATGCTGATAAGGTTTACAAATTGGATAATACCAATGGATACACTGATGGACAAAATTACCTATGCACTTGGTTATCTGGTTCGCCTTTAAGTAATAATAAAGTATGGGTAGATAGATATTATTACCCTGATCGTATTGAGAAGGCATCTGCATTGGCGACTAATTCAACTTTCAATATTACTTACACTGATTTAATCGAACAATTAGTATCGGGGAATGAACTTATTAAACAAAGTCTGTCAGCTTATCAGGTTTTTGACAAGAAAAGCGATTTTATCATTGAACCAAATGATGTATTTGTATATGAACGGTTAAATTATTTACCTGATGTGAGTTCTCCAAATGAAATTCCAGTATGTGGAATTGAAAATTCCAATTATTTTGAAGAAATAAATTATTTTGACAATATAAATACGGATGGTGTTTTTACCATATTTTTCACTTTCAGCGGTGATAATACCAATTGGTCATTTTCTAGTAGACGTAATAATATTAAC